GATGATTATGCCGAAAGTACAGATGAAGACAATGTCGAGAAGGTAAGAAGTATTGTTAGATCAATACTTAAAAACAACGCGAGAGAAGCATAGTTATCAATGTTTTAGGTTAACTTCAATTTATATTGATATTTAAGGATATGTGTACACACTGTCTGTGAGGTTTTGGAATGTCAACAACGTTGTATAAAGAAGCGATTGCAGAAGCTCAACAGCTAAAAGAGTTAGCTGAGCAAAATGCAAAGAATAAAATCATAGAGGCTCTGACTCCTCGGATCCAAGCAATGGTAGAATCGCAACTACTATCTGAACAAGATGATATAGACATTATAGATTCAGATGATGACGATGACGGTCTAATGCCGATGCCCACTCCTGAAATGCTCGTTGTACCCGACGAGGATGACGAAGCGGAGATTGAGGCAGAGGTTGAGGCTAGCGTGGTTATTAACGCTCAAGGTGATGTTAATGTTGCCGTGACCGAGACTGTCAAAAAGAACCTCAAAGACATTAAAGAAGCAATCAATAATTCTAACTCTGCGTCTTCCAATAGTAATAAGCTGGCTAACAGAATTGCTAAGCTTCAAGGGAAGGTTAGGAGAATGGATGCATTGTTGGAGAGTATAGATGCAAGTGCTCTTACTAACCAGCAACGCGCTGTAATCAAAAAGTCATACGAAAAATTGTTGGGGGAAGCCGTAACTTTACGCTCAGAGGCAATAGTTATTTCTGAGAGTGAGGGGCAAGGCGTCCGACTTCAGCTGTTCGAAACATTAAAGGAGATGAATAACATGACTAAATCCCGCAGCCGCGCCATCTTCAACCAACTATTTGAAGCTGGTTACGGCGAATTAGACGAAATGGAACTAGTTCTCAGTGATGAGGATCTAGAGGCACTTGGTGTTGAAGACGCTGAGGAAGCCGATATTGACGCCCTCGATATTGATATCGCGATGGAGGGTGGAGACGAAGCTGAGGAAGCCGAAGCTGAGAAAGAAGGCGAAGAAGAAGCTGAGGAAGAAGGCGAAGAAGAAGTCGAGCTTGACCTTGGAGAAGCTGATCACAAGGACGAACTTGATGAAGTCTTCGAAATCGACCCCGCGATGCTTCGTAACGAAATCCGTCGACTTCGCTCAATTAGAGAGCAAGCCGAAGAGGAAGCAGATCAATTTGGTGGCGGTGAAGTCGAGTTTGAGGTAATGGAGGTCGATGAGGAAGACCTTATTAACGCTCTCGCTGATGAGCTTGGTTCCGTCGCAGATGTAGAGTCCGCTCCAGAGGCAACAGCTGGTCCAGTTGCAGAGCGACGCCGCAGGACGGCTCGTCGCCGCACCGGTGCAGACACCGCTGTAGTCCGCGAAAACCGTGAGCTGAAGAAGCAGCTCGATGAAATGAATCTTTTTAACGCAAAACTGCTTTATGTGAATAAGCTGATCCAGAATCGTAATGTGAGTTCTAAGCAGCAGCGTGCCATAGTCGAGGCTCTTGATAATGCCAAGACGGTGAGAGAGGCTAAGTTGGTCTATGAAGGACTAACCAAGTCGCTTAATAAGAAGTCCCTTAGTGAGGGCACGAGAAGAGTTCTTGGATCTTCTAGCAAGCCAACTCGTAGCGGTGGTGCTACGTTGAATGAGTCGGCACAGACTGATCGATGGGCTAAACTCGCTGGTATTAAAAGCAAGTAATAGACGCTAACATTCAAAGGAGATAATGAAATGTCTAAGAAATTCACTTTAGAGACGCTTACCGAAGGAATTCGACAGCGTCATCAGGGCGAGGCAAATGCTCGTCTTACTGAGAAGTGGTCTCGGACGGGTCTTCTGCGTGGTCTAGACGGCGTCCATCGTGAAAACATGGCAACGCTACTCGAGAACCAAGCAGGACAGGTCCTTCGTGAGTCCTCAACACTTGGCGGCGGTGGTCTCAACCCTGCTGCTGGCAGCGGAGACATCCGCGGCTTTACCAACATTGCTTTCCCAATTGTCCGTCGTGTATTCGGTGGTTTGGTTGCTAACGAGTTGGTTTCAATCCAGCCAATGAGCCTTCCTTCTGGTCTGCTCTTCTACCTTGACTACACTTACGGCACAAACGTCGGTGGTGAGGGTGACGGCATTGGTAGTTCGACAAAGAACACCTACAGTAACAACCAGTCGATTTACAACAACCCGGCTGGTAAGGGTATCCGTTCAGGATCACTCGGCGTAGGTGGTCAGTACGACCTTGCTGGTAGCGGTTACAGCCGCGTTCACACCGGCTCGAACGTTACTACCGTCGCTGACGGGGCCACTACAAGCGTTTTCTGTCTTGGTGGTGGTGCTTCTCAAACTCGTGCTGTTATTACAGGTGGTGGTCTTGCCACTTCCGGTTCTGACGGTCGCTTCCTGCAGTTTGATCCCCAGATCAGCCAGTTGATTGATGAAGAGAGCGGCGAGTTCTTCTTCATGACCGTCGACTTGGGCGCGCTTGGTGCTGACTTCGATGTAACAGCAGTCAAGGAAGCAGCACTTGTTCTTTCTGGTACAACTGCTCTTACCCCCGCTGATAATGACATGGTCGCAATCCCGGACACAATCCAGGGTGGTGCTGGTGTCTACAACGTTCGTCGTCTGAACCAGCTTGTTAGTTCAAGCTCATTCAAGGGTGCGATCTCACCTGCACCGATGGCATCAGCTCAACAAGCTGGCGCTGCTCTATTGCTGGTCTGTTCAGGTTCTGCCATGAATGACACCGCTTCATTCATGTTAACGTACCCGAAGACAGCGACTCTCAACGCTGATGACGGTTCAACTCTTGTTGTTCCAACATTCGAGTCTGATTTTGGTTCCGGTACTCCTGGTTCACCTGTTCCAGAGATTCCCGAGATTGATATCAAGATCGAGAGTGTTTCGGTTGTTGCTCAGACTCGTAAGCTCCGCGCTCGCTGGTCACCAGAGCTCGCTCAGGACTTGAACGCTTACCACAGCCTTGACGCTGAGGTTGAGCTTACTCAGATCCTCTCCGAGCAGATTGCCCTTGAGATTGACCGTGAGATCCTCAACGACCTTCTCATGCAGGCAGATACGAACTACTTCTGGGACCGTCGTCCTGGTCGTTTCGTCAACAAGAAGACTGGTGTTGATCAGACAAGCGCCGGCTCTCTCACTTCACCTGCCTTCACTGGTACGGTCCGTGAGTGGTACGAGACTCTTGTCGAGACCATCATCGACGTTGCTAACGAGATTCACCGTAAGACCCTTCGTGGCTCGGCGAACTTCATCGTTGTTAGCCCTGATGTTGCCACCGTTCTTGAGGCCAGCGTGCTTTACCGCCCAAGCCTCAGCATCGATGGTGACGGACAGGTCGGTGCCATGTCACTTGGCGCTGAAGCAGTTGGTAGCTTGAGCAACCGTTTCACGGTCTACAAGGACCCCTACTTCCCACGCAACAAGATTCTTGTTGGTTACAAGGGTGGTAGCTACCTTGAGACTGGTTACGTATACGCTCCATACGTACCTCTCATCGTTACTCCAACGATCTTCGCACCTGAGGACTTCACCCCGCGTAAGGGTGTCATGACTCGCTACGGTAAGAAGATGGTCCGTAACGACTTCTACGGTACCGTTACCTGCCTCGGCATGGACGTTATCTAAGT